GAAGATGCTGATGATAAGAAAGTTGCTATACACGACCCGTTCGTTGCAGCAGTTTCTAACGCAATTTCCAAAACAAGAATTTAATTACAACAAAAATAGGAGAAACAAATGTATCTATCCGAAGGCTTACAATCAAAATGGGAAGGTGTACTGGATCATCCAGACCTGCCCTCAATTAAAGACCCATACCGTAAAGCTGTAACTGCTGTTATTCTTGAGAATCAAGCAGTTGAAATGCAAAAAGCATCAGGTATGTTGACAGAAACTGGTCCAACCAACTCGTTAGGTTCTGCTGGTGGTTACGGTGGTTCTGCTGCTGCTGGTGGTCCTGTTGCTGGTTTCGACCCAATCCTTATTAGTTTGGTTCGTCGTTCGTTGCCTAATCTGATTGCGTATGACATCTGCGGCGTTCAGCCAATGACTGGTCCTACTGGTTTGATTTTCGCAATGCGTACTCGTTACAGTGGTCAATCTGGTACTGAAGCATTCTACAACGAAGCAAACTCAATGTTCTCTGGTGCTGGTACTAATGCTCCTGCTGCTTTGACAACTGGTTCTTCGCCAACTGAAATCTTCACATCGAACGCTGCTGTTAATGTTGCCAACACAGATACTCTGTCTGGTGGTGCTATGCCTACTGGTCGTGCTGAAGCATTGGGTGACGGTGCTGCTGCAAATGCATTCCAAGAAATGGCATTCTCGATTGAGAAAGTTACTGTTACTGCACAAACACGTGCTTTGAAAGCAGAATACTCAATGGAATTGGCACAAGACTTGAAAGCAGTTCATGGTCTGGATGCTGAAACTGAATTGGCAAACATTTTGTCTGCTGAAATTCTTGCTGAAATTAACCGTGAAGTTATTCGCACAATCTATGGTGTTGCTAAACAAGGTTGCCAAGCTGGTACAACTACTAAAGGCACATTCAATCTTGACACCGACTCGAACGGTCGTTGGATGGTTGAAAAAATCAAAGGTTTGGCATTCCAATTTGAGCGTGAAGCAAATCAAATTGCAAAACTGACTCGTCGTGGTAAAGGTAATGTGATGATCTGTTCTTCAGACGTTGCATCTGCTTTGGCTATGGCAGGTATCCTTGATTATCAATCAGCATTGGCTGGTCAAGTTAATCTGACAGTTGATGACACTGGCAATACATTTGCTGGTACAATCTTCGGTCGTATCAAAGTGTACATCGACCCATACTGGCAAGCAGGTGCTACATCTGAGTTTGCTGTTATCGGTTACAAAGGTACAAACGCTTATGATGCAGGTATCTTCTACTGCCCATACGTTCCTCTGCAAATGGTTCGTGCTGTTGATACTGGCACTTTCCAACCTAAGATTGGTTTCAAGACTCGTTACGGTCTAGTTGCTAATCCTTTTGCCGAAGGTACAACTCAAGGTCTTGGTCAGTTAGTAGCACAAAGAAACAACTACTATCGTGCTTTCCGCATCAACAACTTGATGTAATCAAACCACCACTAAGAGTGGGTTTAGAGAGACACCTTCGGGTGTCTCTTTTTTTTGTATTATAAATACACATATGACAGCACTCAATAGAAACCCAATCAATCCAAACTTTTTAGCACCGAACAAGTTTCAGTTAAACTTTGCTCGGACGCCAAATCTACAATATTTTTGTCAGACTATTACACTGCCTGGTATATCAACATCTGAGATTGCTATAACCAATCCATTTGTAGAACTGTATTCACCTGGTGAAAAAGCAATCTACGACCAATTGAATGTTACGTTTATGGTGGATGAGGGTATGTTGGCATGGTTGGAGATACATGATTGGCTTCGTGCTATGACATTTCCAACTGAGTTTGAAGAGTATCAGAAGTTGGGAAAATTAAATCAATTTGCAACATATAAGAGTGGAAACTTTCCACAGTTTTCTGATGCTACAGTTACTATATTATCTTCGGCAAACAATCCAATATACCGTATATCATACAAAGATGCATTCCCTGTTTCTCTTTCGGGGTTTACATTAAGCACTACAGATACACCCGATTCTATTATAACTGCTGATGCTACATTTAGATTTACATATTTTAATGTAGAAAAAGTTTGACAGAAGTATAAACATGTGATATAATCTCTTGATTAGGGAGATTTATAATGATGATGACTAAACTAGATGAACTACTGAAGATGTGGGTGTCCGATTGTAACATTGATCGTACCGAGCCAGGTAAAGCATTGCTTGACATTCCCAAACTTCATTCAAAGTATTTGAACATACTTTCAAATCATCGACTGCTATCCAAAGAAGCAGAATTCAAATACCAGAAGATGCGTAAACTCAAATGGGAATACTACACTGGTAAGTTAGATGATGATGACTTGAAGAAGTATGGTTGGGAACCCTTTCCATATACCCTCAAATCTGACCTCACTACATACTTAGAAGCAGATGAAGATATGAATAGGTGTGCTGCTCAGAAAGCAATACACGATGAGATAGTGGATGTCTGCACTAGCATAATCAAAGAACTCAACTCCAGAACCTATCAATTGAGAGACTTTATACAATGGGAAAGATTTATTCAAGGTGTCTGATTTAATACTCCACAAAGAAAATGAAGCATTCATAAAGTTTGAATGTGACAAAGGTGTCGCACAAGAACTTGCCGACTACTTTACTTTCTTTGTTCCTGGTTATCAGTTTATGCCAGCATACAAAAATCGTTTGTGGGATGGTAAGATACGACTTGCTGACCTACGAACCTTTACTCTTTATCATGGTCTTGTTCCTTACGTAGAAAAGTTCTGTGAAGAAAGAAACTATAAACTAGAAGTAGATAGTAAAATAACTTCTACCGTAAACTTTTCTGCTGTAGAAGCAAAAGAGTTTGTTGATACATTAAAGTTACCTCATGAAGTTCGTGACTATCAACTTAAAGCATTTATTCAAGCAATACGAACCAAACGAATGCTACTGCTTTCACCTACCGCATCAGGTAAGTCTCTAATACAATACATTATACTTCGGTATATACAGCAAGAATACAAAAAAGGTTTGTTGATTGTCCCTACCACATCGTTGGTGGAACAGATGTATAAAGATTTTGAATCGTATGGATATGATTCGGAGAAGTATTGTCACAGACAGTATTCAGGTAAGGATAAAGAAACCGATAAGTTCCTAACGATTACCACATGGCAATCCATCTATAAGAACCCCAAAGAATATTTCGAGCAGTTTGATTTTGTTCTTGGAGATGAGGCACATCAATTCAAAGCCAAGTCACTCACAACGATTATGACAGGACTTGACAAGGCATCCTATAGGATTGGATGCACAGGAACGATTGATGGCACACAGACCCACAGATTGGTTCTGGAAGGATTGTTTGGGCCGATATTCAAGTCAGTAACAACTGCCGAACTGATTGAGAACAAACAACTGGCAGAGTTTAGAATCAAGTGTTTGATACTCAAGTATTCAGAGGAAGTCTGTAAGGCATCACGTGGTTGGGACTATCTAAATGAGATAGAATATATAGTAAAGAGTAAACAAAGAAATGAATTCATACGTAATTTAGTTATATCATTGGAAGGTAATACTTTAGTTTTGTTTCAGTTGGTTGAGAGACATGGCAAAGAGTTACATAAGATTATAAACGAGTCTGCTAAAGATAGAAAAGTATTTTTTGTATATGGTGGAACGGATGTAGAAGTCCGAGAACAAGTTCGTGAACTAACCGAAAAAGAAAACAACGCAATCATTGTTGCTTCCTATGGAACTTTTTCAACTGGTATTAACATTCGCAACTTACACAACGTAGTTTTTGCATCACCAAGTAAATCTCGTATTCGCAACTTGCAATCAATAGGTCGTGGTCTTCGACTTGGTGATAACAAAAAGGAAGCAGTTTTATTTGATATTGTAGATGATTTCCGTATAGGCAAACATGTCAACTTTACACTCAAGCATTTCGAGGAACGTGTAAAGATATACGATGAAGAGAAGTTCAAATATAAATTCTACAACATAGAGGTAAAAAATGGATAACGTAAAAATCATAAGAATGCAAACAGGCGAAGACATCATGGCGTCTATGATTGAGAAAGAAGAACAGAATGAAACAGTGGTTCTAAATAACCCAATGCGTTTAGTTTTTAGACGGTTGCCTACAGGTCAGACTGTGTTGATGATGATGCCGTGGTTGCCAGTAGAACTCATCAAAGAAGATTCGGCAATCATTTATACCACAGATATTATTACTATCGTTGAACCCAAAGAATCAATGAAAGAATATTATGAAAACTTAGTTGATAAAACTATTGAAGAGATGCTAAACTCGGAAGAACTTCTTGAGCAACGATTATCAAACATGGAAAAAGAAGAACAGGAAGAACAAAAGATTGCAGAAGAGATTATAAACGAAATACGAGAGATGAGAAACAAACAATTACATTAAAAAGGTGATTTATTATGGTAGGTGAAACAGTAACTTTTGTTATTCCAAGCAGTGCTGCCAAAGCATATCAAGGATTAGCAAACAAATATGCAGCAATCGAACCCCCAACATGGGCATTGCTTCTAGCAAATGCAGTTCGTGTTGAGGGTTATGATCCGTGTATCCTAGACTTTGATGCTGAACCTTGTGATGATGTAACTGCATCAGATAAAATTGCTGCAACCAAATCAAGACTAGCAGTGTTCGTTCTCTACGGACAGAATCCAAACTCTGGCACCACCATGATGATTGGTGCTACTGCTCTTGCCAAACAACTCAAAGCATCACATCCCGATATCAAGATTGTGTTCATTGGCTCACATGCATCTGCCATGCCATATGAAACAATCAGTTTTCCTTTTATTGATTTTGTATTCATCAATGAAGGTGTCTATGGTTTACTAGACTTACTCAAAACAAATCTTGAAGATGAGTTAGATAAAGTATCCAGTTTGGTATACAAGAAAAATGGACTACCCGCAAAGGGTGCTGCTGGCAGACTTGTGCAAACTGCTGACATGGATAGAATAATGCCAGGTTATGCATGGGACTTACTACCAACGAATGGTAAGATGCTTGACAAGTATCGTGCTCATTACTGGCACAACTATTTTAAAGATGAAGGACGCACACCATTTGCTGCTATCTACACATCGTTAGGTTGCTCATTTGGTTGTAGCTTCTGTATGATTAATATCGTGAACCGCACATCGTTTGACTCTGCTGTTGCATCCGACTCAAGAGGTATGCGTTTCTGGTCACCCGAATTGATGCTCAAAGAGTTGGAGTATCTTTGGGACTCTGGTGTGCGAACACTACGGTTGACTGATGAGATGTTCTTCCTTAACAAAAAATACTATGTGCCTATTCTGCAAGGTCTGATTGAACGTGGTATCAAGTTTAACATTTGGGCATATGCACGTGTAGATTCAGTTCGCAAAGACCAACTAGAGTTGTTCAAAAAAGCAGGAGTCAACTGGTTGTGTCTTGGTATCGAAGCAGGTAATCGTAATGTTCGTTTGGAGATTGAGAAAGGTAAGTTCCAAGATGTGGACATCTATGAGATCGTAAAAGATATCAAAGATGCTGGCATCAATATTCTTGGTAACTATATGTTCGGATTTCCTGAAGATACATATGAGACTATGCAAGAAACTTTAGACCTTGCACTTGAGTTGAATTGTGAACATGCAAATTTCTATGCTGCAATGGCACTGCCAGGTTCTGCATTACATCGTGATGCTATGGCAAACAATTGGGAACTACCGCAAACATTTGAAGAGTATGCTTTCTTATCTTATGATTGCAGACCACTTCGTACTAAGACCCTGACTGGTCCAGAAGTTCTCAAGTTCCGTGATGAAGCATGGCAGAAATATTTTTCACATAAACCATTTTTAGATTTGGTAGAAACAAAGTTTGGTGCTGACTCACGACAGAACCTAGAAGAGATGTCGCAAATTAAATTGAAACGCAAGTTACTTGGAGATTGATAATGGACTTGAAGAGAATTGGTAATGAATACCGCAAAGAACTATTTGAGAAGTTTGTGGAAGTGGGACAAGGACATCCAGGTTCTACATTCTCAATGCTCGATATTGTAACTACATTATTTCATGGTGGTTACATGGACTACAATGAAAGTAAAAATCGGTTTAACAACAAAGTGTTGATTAGTAAAGGTCATGCTACAGTAGCATTGTATCCTATACTGAAACACTTTGGTGTGCTACCAGAAGAAGATTGGAATAATTGGGGCAAAGGATTACCATCATGTCTGCGTGTGTTTGGTAACATCTCTATTCCTGGTATTGATATGACATCGGGTTCATTAGGACATGGTGTTGGTGTTGGTGCAGGTATGGCAATCGCAAATCCAGACCAACACATCTACACAGTCATTTCGGAAGGTGAACTGTATGAAGGTTCAACATGGGAAGCATTACTCTTTGTTGCTCACCGTCAAATCAAAAACATGACTATCTTTGTTGACATCAACAACCTTATTATTCTTGGTAAGACAGATGATTGTTTGATGCTCAATAATATTCGTGAAAAGTTAACGGGTTTTCCATTTGATTTATACTCAG